ACTATCACAATGAAGTTCTTGAAGTGAATTAGGAAGTTTTGGTAATACATTTAATTGATTATTATAACAATAAAGATTTTGAAGTGAATTAGGAAGTTCAGGTAATACACTTAATATATTACGAGAACAATAAAGATTTTTAAGTGATTTTGGAAGTTCTGGTAATTCAATTAAATTATTACGAGAACAATGAAGTTCTTGAAGTGAATTAGGAAGTTTTGGTAATACACATAATTTATTTTCGAAACAATAAAGTTGTTCAAGTGAATTAGGAAGTTCGGGTAATACTGTTAATTCATTCAAACCACAATCAATATAAGCAACATCGTCATAATTTTTAATTTCTTCAAATGAATTATATTGATATGTTTTATAATCATTTTTATATGAATTATATTGGTGTGTTTTATAATCATTTTGATATTTAATTTTGAGTGTCATGTTAAATAATAATACTATTTGATAAAAAAATATTAGTTAAAAACAAAATCAATTTTTTATTTACAGATCATTCTAGACAAAAAATTTTCCCACAATTTATATAAATGTTAAAACATTACGAATAACTATATGGTCAGTTTCTAGTGGTTTTGTTTGGTCTTGAATTAATTTCATTTTAATATAAATACCATGTGATTTACCTTTCAAACCAATTAAATTTGGTTCGGGAGAATGTTCAATTTCAACATCACAATCAATTGGTGTATAATCTCCATCATAGGTAGAATATGTTTTTAATGGACACAAAGACCAATAACGAATTTTATATTTATCACCAATTAAATAATGACCATAAACTAATGAACAATCTTTATCAATTACAATTCCGGAATTACCGCCATAATTACCATATAATCGATATCCTTTAGGAACGAAACATGTATATCCACCATCTCTAATTTTACCATTATAACCGGGGCTTGATTGTGAATATTGGAGATGATAACCAATATTTGGATTAACTTGAACCGGATACATATATGTTAATAAAAAATTATCATTAACTCCAAATTGATTTTTAAAAAAAAGTATTGCGTCTTTTTTAACTTTGATATCTTCATTTTTGTCATAAATAGTTTTACCGATGATAAACATATCATTTCGGTGTCCAAATACATCTGCTACATAAACTTGAAGTTCTCTTCCAGATGGTAATTGAGATTTTTTCCATAAACGTTGTTGAGATATATTTAAATAATATGATTGATATGCTTGATAAGCTAATATTAAAATTATAATAGCTATTATAAAATATCCGATTGAATTTAAATTGTAATTTTGATTGGATAATTGTATAAATGGAATCATTATATTACTTATTCCGAAGAAAAAAATGATATAAAAAATTGAATTAATAATGATGTATTATAATAGATTAGTATAAAAATTGTAAGTATAAGAAATGTTTTTTAAAAGTATATTTTTGTGTATATGGTTTAGAGAATGGTTTTTAATTAAAAATCTATATGAATATTTGCGTAATTATAATAATCGAAATACACAATGTATATTAAATACACAAATTTATTGGAAGTTATGGTGTTCTGGAGGTTCAATATTTATTCCAGATTTTATAAATAAATTTTCATTTTTATGTGTTCCATTTTCACTAAGAAATCAAATTGGAATTATAATCCCGACAGAATTAAAAAATTTAGAGGATGATAAATTGGAAGATAAATTATTAACCTATATACAAAGATATGGTAATAAATTTTCAACAAATCCACATATACAAATTTATTTCCAAACTGATAAAGAAATTTTAGATGAACAATTAATTCAACATCTGAAAAATGAATATCCATCAATTAATATATTATCATATAATCAACCAATAATAATTTCAAATCAAATTAATAAATCAAATTTCTTAATAATTAATCAAGAAACATTATCATTTATAGTTAGTTTCTTATATTATGACATAATATATAGATTAGTTAAATATAATTTATCAAACTATACATTATTAATTGATGATGAAATTGTGAATAGTTTTAATCAACGTATGGAAAATAAATTTGCGAATCCTCAAGAAAAAGAACGATGGCAACAATGGAAAAACATATTTACAATCATAAAAAAAAATGATTATTTAGATATACCAAAATATGTTGAACTTGACGGAATTAATCGTAGTTGTCCAAGAGAATTATGGATAATAAATCCAACAATTCATTATAGATGGAATTTTTTAATCTGGAAAAGTGGAAACAAACAAGCTAAATATTTATCTTGGTTATTTGATTCAAATATAATTATTGATTATATTTTCATCAGTGATAAGGGATTAATTAAATGGTCTAAAGGTGAAAAAGAAATCTATTTATCAAGTAATATTTTTCGTAAATTTTGGATAAAATTATCATTTAATATCAAAGCATTATATTTCGTCTGGAAATATTCACAACGGGGGTGCGGGGAATATTTTTAGAGAGGGTGTGATAAAAACACATAGGGGAACCAATTAGTAATACCTAATGGGACACTAATTAATATAGAAAACAAGATGGGAAGTATCATAAATCATAATTTTACAACATAATTACCAATGTGTAATATTTTTATTTTATTTTTTAGGTAGTTGTAATCATTTTATCTAGGTGTTTTTTCTATCCATACTTAAAATTATTTCCCACACCACATGATGATTTTAGTGTTGAGTGAAAATTGTAAAATGTTTCTAGATAAAAAAAATTGATTTAAAAATAATATTTAAAAAATTAGTGTAAATAACATTAAAAATAACACTACCAATAAAAAATAATATTAAAATAGTTTATGTCAGAATCCACAACTTATCATTTTCAAGCTGAAATCAGTCAATTATTAAGTTTAATTATTAATACATTTTATAGTGATAAAGAGATTTTTCTACGAGAACTTATTTCAAATAGTTCTGATGCTTTAGATAAACAGAGATATCAAGAATTACATGATGGATCAACAAATAATATTGAATATTCGATTAAAATTATTCCAGAGAGGGAAAACAAACTTTTAATTATTGAAGATACAGGTATTGGAATGACTAAAGAACATTTAATACAAAATTTAGGAACTATCGCACATTCTGGAACAAAAGCTTTTATGGAAGCTATCGCAAATAATAAACAAGATATGAATTTAATTGGACAATTTGGTGTTGGTTTTTATTCTGGTTTTCTTGTTGCCGATCGTGTTGATGTTTATAGTAAACATAATCAAGATACAGAACATTTATGGACATCAAGGGCTGATGGTTCTTTTAATGTTTCTGAAGTTCCAGAAGAACAACAAACACTTCAACGAGGAACAAGAATTGTTTTACATCTAAAGGATGACCAAAATGAATATCTAGATGAAAAACGATTAAAAGATATTATTAATCGTCATTCGCAATTTATTAATTATCCGATTTATTTAATGGTTGAAAAAGAAAGAACACTTTCACATAAACAAACAACCGAAAATATTGATGAAATAAATCCAGAAGATGAAAATGAAAAAGATGAACCAGAAGATGAAAATGAAGAAGACAAAGAAAAAACAACAATTGAAAAATATAGTGAATTAGAACAATTGAATAAAATTTTACCAATTTGGACACGTCGCAAAGAAGATGTTCAAGAAGATGAATATAATCAATTTTATAAAATGTTTTCAAATGATTGGGAGGAACCACTCGCATACCGTCATTTTTCAATTGAAGGAAATATTACAATGAAAGGTGTTTTATTCATTCCAAATCGTCCTCCTTTTGATTTCTTTGGTGGTACTGAAAAGAAAAAACGGAATATTAAATTATATGTTAAACGTGTTTTCATCACTGATAATTGTGAGGAATTTGTCCCTGATTATCTAGAATTTATTAAAGGTGTAATTGATTGTGAAGATTTACCTTTAAATATTAGTCGAGAAATGCTTCAAAAATCAAAAATATTTACTACAATTCGAAAAAATTTTATTAAACAAGCATTATCTTTAATTGAAGAATTAATCGGAGATAATCAAAAATATCATAAATTTTATACAAATTTTTCTAAAAATATAAAATTAGGTATGTATGAAAATCAAGAAAATCAATCCAAATTATCCAAATTTCTTAGATTCTATTCTAGCAAATCAAATGATAATCTAATTTCACTTGACCAATATATCGGAAATATGGTTGAAAATCAAAAATATATTTATTATTTGAGTGGGGAAAGTCATCATGAATTAATTAACTCTAAAAAATTAGAAATTTTCAATCATAAAAATATCGAGGTTCTTTTCATGACTGAACCAATTGATGAATATGTTTTACAACAATTCAAAAATTACCAAGAAAAAGAATTAATTGATATCACTCGAGAAGGTTTTGAATTACCAGAAACTGATAATGAAAAAAAACAACGAGAAATCGATTTAACTTCATTTGAAGTATTTTGTAAAGAAATTAAAAGTTTCCTTGGTGATAAAGTCGAAACCGTAATTATTAGTAATAAACTTGTTTCTATTCCCGCATGTGTATCTTCTAGTAAATTTGGATGGACAGCAAATATGGAACGTATTATGCGTTCTCAAGCTCTTCGAGATAATTCAATGATGAATTACATGTCTGCTAAAAAGAATTTTGAAATTAACCCTAAACATCCAATTATTAAAGAATTACATGGGAAATTCTCAGAAGATAATGGGAAATTCACTGAAAAAAACTTAAATATGATTTCTTTACTTTATAATGTAGCACTTCTCAATTCTGGTTATCAAGTCGAAAATTTACAAAACTTTTCAGATAAATTATTTAATATTATTGGACTCAGTATGGGTATTGATGAACATCTACTCCCCCAAATTCATCAACCTATTGAATCAAACATTACTGAAAATCTAGATACTCAAGATACTGAATCATTACAAATTCCAGATTTAGATAATTAAATAAATAAAATAAAAAATAAATAAATAAAATTTTATGATGATAAACTATTTGTATTTAATAGATAATCTAAATAATATTCACCATAATTACAATTTCCATATTTATGATGTAATATATGATGATTTCCAAATATTGATTGTAATCTAAAATCATGACGTATCATACCTCGAATATTTAAAAATATTATTACAAATATAAATTCTAGATATATAAATTCCATAAACATTATTGGAATAAATGTCCCTATTGATTGAAAGATACTTTCGAAATAATGATTTCTATATGTATCTTTATAAGTCATTTTTTTATAATATACACTATGATGAATATAATGTATTGAATTATAAAATTTTTGTGTATGTAATATTATGTGTGATATATAAAACCATAAATCATATGAAAAAATATAAATTAAAATTCTTATAAATATCATGTTAAAAATATATTTATCTAGAATTACAATTCAATTTTATTTA